AGAATATTCGCTCAGGGTAAGACGGACATCGATGCGCCACCTCCCTATGCTGCTGCAGTTGACCACACATTCTTACGAGGAGAAGACACTGCTAGTGGTAGAAAATGGCCTCTTTTTGACAAGGTGATAAAGAAAGACAAGGTTTACTACAGTAACGACTTGTATGAAATTGCCAACAAGGTTATGTCCCAGGCCCAGCTGCCGGTGGCCACATTCACTATTACCGTCAACGGAACCGTTCAGCCCGACGTTGGGTCTTATTGGCCGGGGGACTGGTGCATCATTTCGATTGACGACCCGTTTATTACCCAAAGATTAGAGAGCTATTACGAGAATAAAGGCGACTCTGGAAGAACGGTGTTGCTTCGTAAAATATCTAAAATTTCTGTGCAACTATCCAACAACCCGGCACTGCCGGAAGAAGTTTCCCTCGAGCTTGTGACAGAGCCGGGCGTAGATATAACAGGAGCTGAGAGAGCATGGCGGTAAAAAGAACTAGTAATCTGTCATCGACGATTTCAAACCTTGACAGAAAAATTAAAACATTAGAAAGCTCTACCACTGGGATTGCTTCGACTTCTACTGCAGTAACAACAACTACTACTCCCGATGATGAGGGTTTTTCTTCTGGCACTAATATTTCTGCCACTAATGCCCCGTATACCTATAAAAAAGTTGTAGAAGCTTACATCTATGGGCCTAAAGTTACAGGAAACACTTCTAGAGCCGAACTATATTTCGAGGAAGACCCTGGAGTACCTCAGGCGGGCTACGTCGAAGTTCAGGGTATCCATGGCAATACTGCCAATGATATTGATATATCGGGAAAGTTTAAAGTTTATGCTTTGGATGAAGACCCCTGGGATGACGATGTCCGTGCTACTCAACCTTGGCGCGACGAGCCTGGCGCAAGCATTACAAACACAATTTGGTACAACCCCGTAGTTACGCCTCCCGCCAATTCTCCGACTGACCAGGGTCTTCAGCTAATTACAACTAGATTGATTGATTCCGTGTCAGCAAGTGGAACTACAGTAACCGTAACTTTAAACTCGGCTCACCGTTTTGAGGCTGGCGATGTTTTATACTTTGACTTACCAAACAGCCTGCTAGACGGCTACACGGACAAACTCTTTCAGGTGTCAAACGTTGTAGACAGCACCACAATAGAGTATGAACTTGAATCTTCTCTTGGCTCCCCTATTAGCTTAAACAGCGGGGACCTTGGAACTGTTTATGTATATCCAGTTGCCCACGAGTACGTTGCAGATGGAACACTTTGGACCGACACCAGCGTTGAGCCCAACAAGGTCTACATTTGGAAGGGCTACCGTTGGTATGACACTACTGACGCGGCAGTGGCAGAATCCGGAGGAGCTGACACTGTTGCTCCAAGCCCCGTATCCAACCTTCAAGCAACCTCTGCTGTCACAGAAGTTTATGGCCCCGACACCAATGGAAAGTCGTCCGTAACCCTAACTTGGGATGCCCCCACCACTAATGAAAACAGCACTACTCTTGAAGATTTGGGTGGATACTCCGTTTGGTGGCGATACAACGCTTCTCAAGCTTGGAGAATCACCGAGATAGACGACCCCGACACCACGACGTGGATAGGCGAAGACTTTGTCTATAACGTGACTGTTTTGTTCGCGGTTTATGCCAAGGATAAATTCGGAAACAGGTCCACTGCTACAACAACAAGCATCACCACTTCCGCGACTCCCGCAGCTAGCATTGGAACCCCAAGCGCGCCCACTGTTACTGGCTATCTAGGAACTATGAAGGTCTACTGGGACGGACTTAACAGCATTGGCGGAGCTATAACAGAAACTTCTGGTGTGTTTGAGATAGAACTGCATATATCTGCTACCAACAATTTCACCCCTAGTTCTAGCACTCTGTTTGAGCGATTCCCTGCAATTAATGGTCCGACTTATACGGTCATTCCAGGAAATGCAGAGATAGAAAGCTCTGCCATTGTTGATGGTCAAACTTACTACTTCAAGTTTGGATTCATTGATATCTGGGGCAACACTTCTACATATTCCGCTCAGGGCTCTTTCGTCGGGCAGCTCAGCGACATCGTCACTTTTGACCAAATTGACGTTGGAACTATTACGGGAGAGATTCTTGTTGGTGCAGACATAAGAACTTCTGCTAATCCGTCTGTAAATGGTGGAATTGCTTTAGATAGTAGTGGAATTACTGCCTATGACGCCGGAGGCTCTCAGACTTTTAATATCAGTGCAGCTACAGGTGCAGTTACCATAGGTAACTACCTAACGTCTAGCACTGCCGCCAGTACTTATCTTAGTATTTCAAATGCTTCAGGGACTTACCTGACCCAGAGCAACGCTGCTAGTACTTATCTAACTCAGCTTACGGCTCAAGGGTTGTATTTAACACAAACAGACGCTAGCAATACTTATCTTACAGAGATTGGCGCTGGAACCCTATTTATTTCAAAAGGTGGTGCAGCGGGAGATATTAATTCAAACGCGACCACTATTGATGGTGGCAAAATTACTACAGGGACCTTGCTTGCAAACACTATAGGAAGCGGAACTCTGCCAGTAGGCGTAGTCTATGCAGGAACTATCAGCGCGGATAATATTACTTCTGGAGTTATAACTGGAAGTTCCATTCAAACCGCGTCTTCTGGTAAAAGAATCCTGCTCAGTAGAACCTCTAACTCTGCTGTGTTCTACGACGATAACGGCACTCTGGTCGGTAGGGTCCAAGGAGTTACAGTTGGTGGAGGTAGCCTAGATCTAGTCGGACGAGGTACGGCCTCTATAAACATAGGACTTGTTAGCACCGTAGTGGATGGGAACCTATCTACCTCGGGAAGTTCAAATATTGTTGCAGCTGGCCGATGTGGTCAGGCAACATTTTCATCTCTCGGAACAACAACTGCAGTAGGTAGAGATGCTACTACTCTGCTTTTTGGCCCCTCTTCGTCCGATGAAAGACTAAAGGAAAACATTGTAGAGCTTGAAGACAGCTTATCTCTGCTAAATCAACTAAGACCAGTTAAATTTACTTTTAAGTCTGAAGAAAACGGACCAGTAAGTTATGGTCTAATCGCTCAGGAAGTGCAGCCTTTCTTTGGTGCTAATGACAACATTGTAAATGTTATGGACGGGGAAGAGGGGTATCTAAGCCTTGAATATACAGGCTTCGTGTCTCAGCTAATTAGAGCAGTGCAGCAACTTTCCGAAAAGAACACTGAATTAGAAGCTAGAATAGCTACGTTAGAAGGAACGACGTAATGCTAGAAGTTAAAGACGGAGACAGAACTCTTCAGTTCAACGGCAAGCTCCTTGCGAAGTCAACATCGCAGAGGCGCGGTGCGGTGCGCTGGATTGAGTTTGAGCTTTACCAGACCGAGTCTGGCTCATACATTCTTTCCCGTGTTGGCGTCTCCCTCGTCTTCCACGGTGCCGCATGCTCTCTAGTCAAAAAGTATGGCCTCAACGAGAAGTCAAACACTCAACTGGAGCCAGGAGCTATTCCTTGCGAGCTGTGCCAGCCAGATGACATGATTGATTTAGTTTTCCCGGAGAAGTATCGCCACTGGGCTCAGATAAGTGAGAAAGCAGATGCGGTACTAGATGCTCTTTATAAATATGATGAAAATGGTGCTCGTTATTTAACGAGTGTCGCTCAGCGGCTGATGCAGGAGGCAGCTAAAGTAGACAAAAGTATCGCTGAAGTCTACAACTATGAGATAATTCCTTAACGACGAAGAAAGACTTAAATGACAAACGGACTAGATGGAGTTCAATTCACTCTAGTTGATAGCTTAGAGACGGCGAATGATTTTGTTCGTTGGCTAGGCGAGCGGCGTCCACTAAACGCCATTGCAATCGACACCGAAACCGGAGAGCGCCCAGGCGGTCAGAGAAAAGACGCCCTGTCTCCTTGGCACGGTCAGCTACGTCTCGTACAGGTAGGCGACGCTCAGCGCGGTTGGTCTATCCCTTGGGATAAGTGGAAAGGCGTTTTCTACGAGGGAATGGAAAAATTTGATGGCCCCATTGTTTGCCACAACATAGCGTTCGAAGCTAAATGGTTCGAGATTCATTCTGACTGGCGCATCCCTTGGCATCGCGCGCACGACACCATGCTTATGGCAAAAATAATCGACCCTCTAGGCACCGGCGCGCTAAAGAAACTTACTCAGCAACACATTGACCCTCTTGCGGCTTACTTACAAGACGAACTAGACCGAGGCCTGCTTGACAACGGGTGGACTTGGGGCACTGTTCCTTATAAGTTCCAGCCTTACTGGGCGTATGGTGCTTTGGACACGGTTCTTACTATGCATCTTTTTCACAGATTCTGGAAGGACTGCGCCCCAGGGCAAAGGTTTTCATATACCTATGAGCTAGAAATGGATACTCGCCGTATCGTGACTCAGATGGAGCTGAACGGTGCCAGACTAGATCTTGAATACTCTCAGCAAAAGTATGACGAACTTGTTGGTTACACCGAACAGGTTAGAGACTGGGCTAAAAACACTTACAACATTTCGATTGGAAGCAACCAGCAACTTGTAAGGAAGCTTGAAGACCTGGGAGCCGACATTACCGAGTACACGGAGTCTGGACAAAAATCTGCTTCAGCAGACCAGATGAAAATGCTGGTGCGTGATGGCAATGAAGAAGTAAAACAACTAGCCAACACCACCTTGAGCTATCGCAAAGCCGGAAAGCTTGCTAGCACTTACTTCCTAAACTTTATTAACGACAACATCGACGGATTTGTTCACCCGTCCGTAAATACCATGGGTGCTCGAACTGGACGTATGTCTATTCAGAACCCTGCCTTGCAGACTTTGCCCAAGGGTGATGACACTGTTCGACGTGCATTCCTACCTAAGGACGAAGACCATGTAATTATCACTTCCGACCTTGACCAGGTCGAGTTTCGTATGTTTGCCTCTTTGTCTGAGGACCCAAACCTTATACAACTCTTCCTCCGAGCGGACGCGACTGGCTCAGACCCATTCACTGAAATAGGTAGGGAGATATATCGCGACTCTTCTATGCAAAAGTCTGACAAGCGCCGTGCTCTTATCAAGGGTGTTGTATATGGGCGTCTATACGGTGCTGGCGTCTCAAAGCAGGCAATCACTGCCGGTGTACCGGAAGAGCAAATGCGCTCTGTGTCAAATGCGTTTGACGAAAGATTCCCTGGCATGCAGGTGTTCCAGAAAAAAGTAGAAAGTATCGGAAGCAGACGGCTAGAGTCAGAGGGGGTCGGATATATCGAGACTTGGACCGGCAGACACCTACCTTGCGATGAAGATAGGGTCTACACCCTAGTGAACTACATGATTCAGGGCGGAGCTGCCGAAGTTTTTAAGTCAAACTTAAGAAAATTAGACCAGGCCGACCTTACGGAGTTGCTAATTGTTCCGGTTCATGATGAAATAGTCCTAAACGCACCACGCGAAGACGCGGAGGAGATAAAGCAGCTCGTGAAAAAGTGCATGACTACTACTGGCGGCATATGGGATGTACCCTTAACCGCTGATGTTGACGGCCCACTCGAGAATTGGGGGGCAAAATACTAGTGACAGACTACGTTTTAGCTGTAGATCCTGGGAAAGCTACAGGAGTGGCCCTATTTAGCTACCAGACGGGCTCTGAGCCGGTTTTAGAGTGGTCTAAAGAAGTAGAGGCAGACGAATTTGCAGAGGTCATTAGAGGCGTTTTGTGGGCTCCAGAGAAGAACCAACACCT